TCAACAGTCATATTAAATCCAAGGTTTAGAAAGTAGTCTTTTAGTCCACTAGCAAACCTTTCATAGTCCTCTCTTTCCATGATAATGACACAATCATCCCCATCATTGGCTAATGAGAATTTCATGTTCAAATATTCACGATAAGAGTACACCATCGCACACATGAGTAGAACATTGCCGCTAGAGGTGTTGGGATCACCGGACATACGATTGTGCTTGGTCTTATACCTTATGCATCCGTCTTTGGTGTATCCCGTACCTATGTTCATCCTTTGCAGTGACATAAGCATCTTGAAATACTTGTCATCTGGGTAGAATGCCTGGTAGCATTTATGTTCCCACTCAAGGGCTGTGTTGGAAACGTGTTCATCGAAGCGAGAAGCGTCGAGGCCTACGGCCACCGGGTCTGTGTACCTACTCCACTGTGCGTAGAGTCGGTTACCCCGGTCAACCATATTTAGTCCTTTATATACAGAAGCCTCGCCGAGTATAGTATCGATGTTTTTATAAATTTTCTTTTCAATAGGCTTTATGTACCTACCAGCCTCCGCTAGATATCTAGAGTCACGTGGTTGGATGACTCTAGGGACAGGATTCAACTTCGCGGAGAAGTTGTATTTCTCAGTCTTCACAAATGCTCTTATGTGGGCACTTTTGGGGTCGAAGCCAAATTTCAGGTTGTCCTCCACAGCTTTAATGTACACGGCTCTTCTACGACCCTGGTATGTCAATGCAAAGTGCATTGGCTGCATCGGGGTGGTATATTGAGCTAGTTGTTTAAATTGCTTCTGGAATCCTTCCATTTGTTCTAAGAAATGTGTCTTGTCCGGCCGTGGTGGTTCAACATACTCTCCATCTTTGCAGACGTAGAATACTCGTTCCAGCACGGCCCTATATAGCGTGTGTATGTTTACATCATAGACACCAAAATTGACTTCATTGGACAGCTTAGTGAAGCAATAGTTGACGCGGTGTCTAGAATGACCCTCCAAATATTTTACCCTCAGGTCAGGATGGTTGGGGGCTGTGCTGGGTTCGCACACCATCCTGGGTAATATTGAAAGGCCACATCAGCCTTGCACTGCAACCGGAACGGGCCTTTTGGCGCCGAACCAGTTGAAAATGCTAGGTTGATATCGTGGGGTATACTTAACTCCAGCCAAGTCCTTCCTGTCAAGAAGGGCCTTGGAGTATCGGAGTTGGTGAGCAATGACCTCATATTCATTGGGTACGAATACCATTTCAACAGCGATCGGTAACATGGTTTTAATATGTTGTGGCCTCATGCCTCTCGCTACCATCTTCTTGGATAGGTAACGTCGGGCTACAAGGCGGTTTGCTT